TCGCCTCTCCGTGCCGGATGTTCGCGCGGTGGATGTCGCAGGGGAGGTGCTTCTTGCGCTTGGGAAGAAGGCGTCCGTCCTCTGTCCGCTTGGCCTCCTTCTTGGGCTCCTCCGTCGCCACGAGGACTCCCGTTCTGCAGCCATCGCGGTACACGGTGAAGCCCTTGCATCCCGTCTTCCAGGCGCGCATGTAGACGTCGTTGACCGTCTCGCGCGTGGCAGAGTTGGGAAGGTTGCACGTCTTGGAGATCGAGTGGTCGATCCACCGCTGGGCGGCAGCCTGAATGTCGACCGACTTCACCCACTCAATGTCGTTGGCGGTTCCTCCCCAGTACGGGGACTCCTGCGGATCGGTCTTGCCCGTGACGTCCATCCACTTCTTGAACCAGTGGTGGTACACGGTGTACTCCTGCCACTTGTCTCCGAGCTGATCAACGAAGTCGACGCGGGAGCTGAGGTCGCCCTGCGTGATCTTCTTGCGCCGCTTGTACGAGAGCAGGAACGCGGGCTCGATGCCGGAGGTCGTCTGCGTGAGGCACGAGACCGAACCCACGGGCGCCGTCGTGGTGAGGGCGATGTTGCGGCGTCCTGTGGTCCGCCACATGTTCAGCGATCCGGGACGCTCAGACTCCACTGCCTGCATCACACGTCCGAGGTACTCGTGGTGCTGCTCCTTGGCGTGGTCCCACACTGGGAAGGCTCCCCGCTCCTGTGCCATCACCAGCGAGGCGTGGTGCGAGTGGATCGCGAGATCGCGGTAGATCTCCTCGGTCCGCTGGATTGACTCATCAGAGCCGTACTGCAGGCCGAGGGCCGCGAGCGCATCGCCCAGGCCCGTGATGCCGAGACCCGTCCTGCGTCCGTTGAGGCCCGCGCCCTTGATCTTCTTCCACAGCTCACGCTCGATCTGCTTCACGTGCAGCGGCTGCGGATCGCTGTCGATCTTCTCGAGGATGCGATCGACGCACTCGACCTCGAGGTCAACGAGGTCGTCCATCAGCCGCTGCGCGGAGTGGACTGCATCGCCGAAGCTGTCGAAGTCAAATCTCGCATCGTCGGTGAACGGATCCAGGACGAACGAGGTGAGGTTGACCACCATGAGTCGACAGCTGTCGTAGGGGCTGAGGGGGATCTCCCCGCAGTTCTTTACGCAGATGCCAGAAGACTCAACAAATCGATCGTCAGAGGACGAGGTGACCACGAAGTAGTTGTGATTGTCGTCCACGGTGATGTTGTAGACGTCCTCGAAGCCGACAGGCTCCACTGAGACAACCTTGTGGTTGCCCACCACTGCGCTCTTAAAGTTGCTGAAGTTGCCGAACCTGAATTCGTTGGACAGGAAGATCGGCGCGCCGATCTTCCTGGCGTGATCTTGCCACATATCCTTGGTGAAAGCTCCTGACTCACGGTAGAGACTCTGCGCGATCTCAATCAGCTGCTCGTTCGTGAATCCGCTGTATCTACCGTTCTTCTCTCCTGGGTGCGAGGCGAATCTCGCTCGCCATTCCTCATCCATGCGGTGGTACGGATTTCTTGAGCCCCGCATCTTGGCTGCGTGAAGCTCCCTGTGCTCCTCGTGAAGCATGACAGACAGATTGTCAATGCTATCATTCATGCTGTCGAAGTCAGCATGGTGGATAGCGTGAGTCTTTGCGTCCACTTCGCCTGCGTAGAACTCGTGGATGAGTCGATACTGACGCCTGTTCCTGAAGCCTTCGCCGACCAGCTTCTCGCCCGTGTTGCAGACCTGCCTGTAGCCGTTCGAGTTGAAGGTGTTGAATGGGACGATACTGTCTCCCGGCTTGAGGTCACTCAGCGGCCTGTACTCTAGACTCTTCAGCAGGATCTTGTGGTCTGGTGTGGCGCGGAGAGAGGATCCGTCGTCGAGGGTGATGCGCCAGATCTCTCTCTTCACGCCGGTCAGGCGCGGGTTGCGACCCATCTTGATGACAGTCCTGCCAGTCGTCAGGTCTGTAGAGTAGACGGGCACGTCTCGTCCTTCGGAAGCGAGTTGCGCGATCGGGACAGCATTGCGACCATCGGCAACAGCGATCAGAGAGTCACCCGTGATGCACGGATTGGTGCTGATGGTCTTGTAGCCCACATCGCGATAGCAGTCGACTACGCCCTGCCCGACAACGCTGTCCCAGAAGAGGGCGCCGGGCTCCGCGGACGCCCATGCGGCGTCGACGAACTTGTCCCACACCTGCTTGGCGTTGACCACCTTCGTGATCTGAGCGCTCTCAACCGGCTCCTCGACGGGCCACCGGAGGCTGAACTCGGCGCCCGCCTCCACAGCGCTCATGAACTCGTCGGTGAAGCGAATGGAGATGTTCGCGCCGGTCACCTTCTTGAGGTCGCGCTTGATGTCGATGAAGGTCTCGATCTCAGGGTGGCGGCAGTCAATCGTGATCATCAGCGCGCCGCGTCTTCCCCCCTGCGCGACCTCGCGGCAGGAGTTCGAGAAGCGCTCCATGAAGACGCCGATGCCGTCAGTGGTGCGGGCAGCGTTGGAGGTGGGCTGGCCCTTCGGGCGAATGGTCGAGATGTCGAATCCGACGCCTCCGCGGCGCTTCATGATCTGGACCTGCTCCTGGTCCGTGTACATGATGCCCGCGTAGCTGTCATGGGGCTGCTCGACGACGAAGCAGTTCGACAGGGACTGCAGCTGGTACGGATTTCCCACGCCGGACATGGGCGACCCCTGCGGGACGACCTGGCCGAACCCCTTGAAGAGTCCGTAGATCCTCTCCTCGGACATCGGATTGGGGTACTTCGCCTCGATGCGGGCGAACTCCCTCGCCAGGCGGCGGTGCATCTGGTCGGGGTCGACCTCGAGGATGTTGTCGTTCGCGTCGCGCAGTGCGTACTTCATGAACACGTCGGGCGCAAGCTCATCGCCCTTGAAGTAATCCCTGCACGCCTCGAGAACCTGCTCACGCGTGTACATCAGACTGTCTCCTTGCTTTCCTGAACTTCCTTCCACTTCTTGCGAAGCAGGTCCTTCATGGACGAGGAGTCACCCTGGTTGACCTCCTCGAGTGACATCTCAGCGATCTCGTCCATGACCTCGATCCTAGACTGTGATGTGTCGATCCTAATGGGAAACACAAACCCGTCTCGGCCGGCTCGATTCTTTGCGACGTGGAGGCGTGCGCCCCCCATCAGCTTCTCATTTGGCTTGCGAGAGATGGCGCAGATGAAGTCTGCGACCATCGCCTTGCCGTACGCCTCAGACATGTTCTCCAGGCCCACGACCTCAGAGTTGGAGGCGTCCCTGTTCGCCTGGGAGGCGGTCCAGATGGGCACCTGGAAGTCGACGGCCAGGGCGCGCAGCTCCTCGTAGATGAGCTTCAGCTCGTGCCGCATCGAGTCGTACTTGCGTGACGACCGCATGATGTCGGCGTAGTCGATGATCATGACGTCGGGCTTGATGCCCTTCAGCATCATCTTCTCGATGTGGTTCCGAAGGGTGGTGATGGAGGCGGACCCAGTCGGGTACTCCTTGATGATGAGCCTCCCCAGGTCACTCATCCTGCTGTACTCCTCGAGCACGAGGTCCCGAGAGTCGGGCACGTCAGTCGCGGAGATGCGGCAGAGGTGAGAGTCGTACCGCGTCCCCACAACCGTCTCTGAGAGCTCGAAGGTGTAGTGAACGACGTTGAAGCCCATCTTCAGGGCCGCGGCGCCCATCGACACGAGGTAGTGCGAGTTGTGTGAGAAGATGCCGTTTGTGAAGTAGGAGTGCGCAATTTCCACTTGGAAATCGCAAAGTGTCCGCTTGATCCCAGTGCTGGCTGCTTCAATGACAACACCCACGCCGTCTTTGCAAACGATCTCATCGCCAGCGCGCATATTTTCTACATGCGTCCACTCGTCGGGACGCTGCCTGAGCACTAGGTGCTTATCAGCGCACTCCATAACATACGTGTCGCCCGCTTGCGTCTTGACGCTTAGCCTGTACACAGGCTCGGGTGTCGTCCAACGAAATCCCTCGATACCGTAGTACTCGTCAAGAGACTTGACGCTAATTGGCCAGCAGTTTTCTGCGATCTTTTCGCTTTCAGTCTCGCTTGGTGTGTGTCCTAGCTCCTGGAACAGGTCGCCAATCTTGACAGACTCGTAGCAGTCTTCAAAGCTGATTGAAAGCATCTTCCACCCTCTTGAGTTGATCTTCGCGTCTGCGTCGCCAGTCTCTCTCCCACACAACGATCACGATGAATCCAAGAGCAGTTAGCTCCTGAACCTTTCTCGCGTCTCTCTCATGCACGTCTCTCGTGTCTCGTCTTGTGAAGGGATTGATCCAATCGTCTGAGTACAACGCGGGATTGTGGTGCCAGAAGTCGCCAAAGAACTCGACGATAATTCTTTTGTCGCTGTGGACGTAGTCACAGCTCCAACCGCCTGCGCTCTGATTCTTGCCTCCCCCGTATTTGTTTACAAGAATAGAAGTGAGCTCGTGTTCGACCTTTGACATCTGAGTCGTGTTCAAGTGACGCCCAATCTTTCTGATGGCTTCGTCAGTGTGCTTTTTGCCGAACATCGGGTGCTTCTCGCCTACACGACCGAAGCAGGGTGTCAAGGACGATGCCTGCTCAAGACGCACACCATTGCGCTTGGCAATGCTCTCAAGCGACATCGGATTGTTCTCTCCCGTGCTCTTTCTGCTTCGCTTGAGGCGTGTCGCCTCATTGTTTCCCTTGAGAGAGATCTTGCTCTGACACTCTGCAACCTTGAGGATCGCCTCTTCCTGTGTGAGGCCCTTGCGGAGCCAGTGCTTGATCTGGCATGTGGAGGATCGCCACTCTTTGAACTTCTGCATCTCTGCAGGATCTTGAAGTCGCGTCCTATTGCTTTCTGACATTTTCTTTCTTTGACTGTCAGACAGTCGCTGAACTGCGCTATTGGGAAAGACAGCTCTGTAGTCACCCATTGAGACTGTGTGGCTTCTTGTAATGTGTGAGATCAGCGAAAGTTGTGACTCAAAGCCACAAATCTGACATACCAGCGCATCACAGGATTGTGTCGGTTGATTCGACGTCTCTTGCATAAACGATTCCTCGCTGCGTTGTGATGAGATCCCAAGGCTTGTAAAGCCTGCCATCAATGCGAATCCCGACGTACTTCACGTCGACATACGTATTTGGATCTACACACTTGCCTACGCCGGTGGGGGCGACTACGACGCCGAGCTCACCCTTGCCGAGGCCGCCGTTGAGGACGTCACGACGATCGAGCTGCGTGATGCCTGTTGTGATTGTCGACCTGCGCTGCCTGTTGAAACGCGCCTGAATATCGTTGAAGAAGTCGTGCCCGATGGAGGAGGGCAGGCCCACCGACACCGCCTCCTTCATGAGGTTGACGACGCCGTCAAACTGCTCCGTCTCAATCAGCTCCACGGCCTTGGTCAGAGCGCTCTTGAATGCCTGCCGCTTGCAGAAGTCAAGGGCCTTGTCCTTGACGTACTGGAGGTCGGAGACGTCGGGATTCGTCTTCATCCTGTGGAGGAACTCGACGATCTGATCCCTGAGGATAGTGTCGGTCCCCTGGCTGAGGTCCTCCTTCACGATCGTGATGAGGAGGTTCAGGGTCGGGAAGTCCTTGTACTTCGCAAAGTACTGGAAGTACCGATCAGTCAGGAATCGCAGGTACTTGAGCTCAAAGAACTCGGGCGTCATGACCTCAGTCATCTGCATCGCCCAGGACTTGTCAGTGAGGAGTCCCTGGAAGATCTTCTCCTGGAAGCTCTTGCCGTATTTTCCGAAGGAGCCAAAGACGTCGCCGTGCGTCATCTGCCACCGCTCGCGTAGTTGAGTGAGAAGGAGAGGGAGTCAATTCCAAGCGTTGGAAGACCCTCGTGGGCCAGTATACGCTTGGCCTCAAACTTGTTCCTGACGGGCTCGTAGGTGTCCAAAATAGAGTTTATCTTTTCGATCTGCGTTCCTGAGATGTTGGACACGTCAAGGTAGCAGAGGCGCCAGTTCCTCCTGATGATGTCCTCGGATGCGGCTATCTCTCCAAACGCCCTGACCCTGGAGCCTGCGGATCGACAGTCAGTCACGAGATCATCTATGGAGTAGTCGTCAGTTCCTCCGAACTTGGGAAGCCGCTTTGCCAGGGTCTTAAAGCTGACGCCCTTCACCCCCGGAATGTTGTCGCTGTCATCACCTGACACGCACTTGGCCAGGCAGAAGTTCGTGGCGCTGATCCCCATATCGTCAAGCAGTGTCTGGTGGGTCACAAACTTCTTGGCCCCAATGGAGAAGATCTGGACCCTGTCGGACAGGAGCTGATAGAAGTCCTTGTCTGAGGACGCGATCGTGATCCTGCTGCTGCCGACCCGATACCTGCTGATGTAGCCGATGACGTCGTCCGCCTCGCAGTCAGGCACGTAGACCTGACAGATCGGCATGCAGCGCAGGATGCGCGTCAGCGTGACAATCTGCCAGTTCCTGTTCTCCACAGTATCTGGTATGTCGTCCTCGTAGAAGCGGTTCAGCTTCTCAGGTCGCCTGTTCATCTTGTAGTCGGGGAAGAACGCCCTCTTTCGAGAGGATCCTCCGCTCTCCCACACGACGATCACCTGCGTTGGCAGGACCTCGCGCATCAGCTTCTCCAGCGAGGATATGAACCCCACAATGCCTCCGGCCTGCTGGCCGTTGGAGGTCATCGCTGGAAACGCGGCGAAGGACCGCATGAAAAGGTTGAGGCCGTCAACCAGGAGAGTTGACGGCCCCAGTGCTGCCGAGTGTGGGGGCATGTGCCCTCCTTAGCTCAGATCGCCCTCAGCGATGTCCATGAGCGCGGATCGCACCTCCTCGTAGGAGTCGGTGTCAATGTCGGACTCAACAGACTCGCCCATCTTCCTGACCATGGATGCCTCGATCAGGTCCTGCAGGTACGGGCTGTAGGTCGGGCTGCTGAGCAGCTCGCCGAAGTCCGCCTTGTAGAACTTCTTCTCGAGGATGACCTTGCCCTGACTCGCGTCGGTGACGGTGAACACCTTCCACGCACCGTCGCCGGACACGCAGATGATGTTGTCGCCGACTGTCTTCTCGCCCGCCTCACGCAGGACGTCGAAGAGGTGCTCGTGCTCAATGATGCCCTTGCCGAAGTGGATCTCAAAGTTCGCGTTCCTGAAGGGCGGCGACACCTTGTTCTTGATCGTCTTGGCGATGACGTTGATGCCGATCACCTCGTCGGCCTTGTTCTTGATGGGCATGCCGGAGCTGAGCTTGATCCGCACGGAGGCGTGGAATGGGATGGCCATTCCGCCCGGCGTGGTCGTGGGATCGCCGTGCATGACGCCGATCTTGGACCTGATCTGGTTCAGGATCACGAAGAGGATGCTCTGATCGCCGATGATGCCGGTGATCTTGCGCATTCCCTTTGAGATCGCCCTGGCCTGCAGGCCGACCGTCTCCTTGTCGTACTCGCCCAGGAGCTCCGCCTTCGGCGATGAGGCCGCGACGGAGTCCCAGATGATCGTGATCGGCACGTCCTTCGCCATAGCCTTGGCCTTCATGATCGTCTTTTCAGCGACCTCGAAGACCTCCTCCGTGCAGTGCGTGTCGACGTACACGAATCCCTTGTTCACGTCAACGCCGAGGAGCTTGAGGTTCTCCACAGAGGTGCCGTTCTCGGTGTCGATGTAGACGACGATGCCGCCCAGGCGCTGGGTGGACTTGCAGATCTGCAGCGCGATGTGCGACTTGCCGATGGACGGTGGACCAAAGATCTCGACGATGCGACCCTCTGGCAGGCCACCGTCCCTGCGGTTGGAGACGATGTAGTCCAGAAGAGTGGAGCCCGTGGAGATCCATCGCTTCACGTGGGTCGGAGACTCATCGGAGGCGAGGTTGTACGCGATCCTGCTCCCGTGCTCCTTGTTCAGGGACTTGATCAGGTCGGAGGTGAAGTCCTCGGCGCCGCCGACTGCCTCACCCGTTCCGGGCTTCTTCTTCATGACTAGTCCTCGTTCTCGATCTGGGCGAACACGTCATCTAGCGACTTGCCGCTGGGCTTCTTGCCCACAGCTGCAGGAGGACGGGTGGTCGGCTTGTCCTCAGCATCGCCGCCCTCGGTGGGCGCCGCGAGCCAGTCGTTGAGGACCTTCTCCAGCTCCTCGTAGGACTTGAGCGGGTTGAGGGAGTCCACGTCAGGGATGTTCGACGTCCACTTCTTCACGTCCTCCGGGTTGTTGGAGAGCGCGGTGGGCTTCGGACGGGCCATGATCGAGGTGTCCCAGAACTGCTTGCCGGGCTGCTGGGTCAGGGTGACCTTGATGTCGTGCCCCTTCTCAAGGTCGGTGATGTCGCCGTAGTCGGGGTCCATCATGATCGTGAGGATGGACTGGTACACGCCCTTGCTGAAGCCCCACAGCTGGACGCCCTTGTCCTCCTCGCCGCGGACGA